CGGCTCACGACAGACAGGTCGTTGAATAGCGCGTACAGCCTGTCCTCCTCTGACTTTTGTTTCTCTTGCTCTTTTCTTTCAGCCTCTTGCCGTTGGAGTTCTATACGCCTTCTTTCCTCGGCAATCCGCATTTCTTCCGCCAGTTTCTTGGCTTTTTTCTTCTTGGCTTCTAACGCAACAAGGATGAGAAGAAGCATACAGACTATATAAAGGAAAATGACAACGGCACCACCCGTACTGATACCTTCGTCGCTTTTTGTCGTTGGCGTTGTTACCTGTACTGTCGCGGTTGTCATAGTATACGGTTGTTTCGTCGTAGGTCGTATCGGTGATATTGCGTTAGGCGCTTTTGTCGTTGGCCGTACCGTCGGCATCGCTGTCGGTGCTTTCGTCCTGCTGTTGTGAAGGGTGCTGTCCGATAACATATCGACACCTCAATTCGTTTCAATATCAGTCCTTCAGGATGGGTTCGTGTTGACCTACGGTTTCAGTTCCTTTCCCGTACTTATAAACACCGCGATATGTTTGCTCGTTGTTCAAGATCGTTTGTATGGCCGAATGTAAAAAGTTTTTTCCGGTCTTTGTTTTATATCCGAGTCTGTTAAGTTCGTCTGCAATGCCAATAAGTGTCATTCCACTGTTGCGAAGTTTGAATACAAGGCGCACAATTTCGGCTTCCTCAGGTACAACAATTAACTGACCATCTGACACTCGATAGCCAATCGGCGGTTTTCCACCGGCATACCCGCCCTTCTCAGCCTTTGCTTTTCGACCCATGGCTGTGCGCATCTGAATGCTTTCGCTCTCCATTTGGTTGAAGGACGAAAGAATCCCTATCATTGCGCGTCCCCAAGGTGAACTTGTGTCAAGGGTTTCGTTTATGCTGAACAAGATAATGTCGTTTGCAAGCAGAACATCTTCAATAATGGTCATTGTGTCGCGCTGTTTTCTCGACAATCTGTCCAACTTGTAAATAACAACTGCATCAATCTTCTTTTCTTTGATCGCAGTTATCATTGCTTGAAGGCCGGGTCTGTCCATGGTCCTGCCGGAAAATCCGGGGTCGCTGAACGTTGTGACATAATTCCACCCCTTCGCGACAATAACAGCCTTCCCTTGCTTTTCTTGCTCTTCAATAGAGTATCCCTCAGCCGCCTGTTCGGCAGTAGATACCCTTGTGTACACACACGCGTTCTTAATCTCGAACATTTGACCGCCTCTCTTTCTGACATTTACAATTATAAAGCATAGTTGTAATTGTGTCAATGCGTTTTTTGAAATTTCTGTGATTTTGGACAAATATAGTAAAAATAAATCTGCCACATTCCGGCCACCATGATACATGGCACAATCGCTCTTTTTTGTTTTTCGCGGGTTTGTTCGTTCCGGACACGGTCGCTCTTTTTTATTTTTGTCGGTGCTGAGAGGGGTTCTTCGGCCCGGGCATGCTTCCTGGTATTCCCTGCCGGTACACCCTCAACAGATCGGATGAAAGCTTGGCCATGCTGAAGCTTGGAAGCGTACACCCTCAACAGATCGGATGAAAGCTTGGCCATGCTGAAGCTTGGAAGCGTACACAAATTTATAAAAAATCTTGAAAAATAGTCAAAAAAATACGATTTGCCTATTGACTTTTATTGTTATATGTATATAATAGTAAATGTAAAGAGTAACACAACGAACCGACAAAAAACAACGGAGGGAAAAACAATGACAAGTACACACCTTGCAAACGAAAAAGCCAGGCAGCAGGCCCGCGAAAATGCTGCATCATGGATCAAGTATCAAATCGAACGCGACAGCAAATCGATTACCACCGACGCCGCCGGCAATCTTTATTGGACCGAAGAACAGCCCGAAAATGAATAGTCCGGTGGCCAACGTCCGTTACACTAGCAACAAAGAATGAACAATAGGATGGAAAAGCAATGAAAACATTCCAGACGATCAAAGAAGAGCTCAAGAAGGAAAGACAGAACACGAAGTATTTCAATAAACAATTCTTTACAATTTACAACGATGCGCTCGAAACGATCAAGCGAAACAACGAAAAGGGAATCGATGATAGTTACAACGATAACGGCATCTGGACACGGCACGCATGGGACGAAGTGAGAAAAACAGATTTTTACCAGAAAAACAGCTGCGCATATTGTACCTTCCTTCAAATCGTGGCGTAAACGCCGCGCTAATGTAGCCAAAGCCCGTTGCAAGCCGGGTTGAAAAATACAGAGCAGCGCAAAGAGGCGGAACAAAGGAAAACAAAAAGAGGAGGACAAAAAAATGTTGAGAAGCAACAGCAAACAGGCCCGCGAAAACATCCGCGCTTATATCGTGGATCACTTCGACGGCACGAACTACGCGCCAGACTTCGATTATATCGAACAGGCCAGGAAGGACAACGAGCAAGGTATCCGCAACGTTGACATTTTCAGCATGGTAGCGCACGCAATCGCGACAACGTTCTATGACGAAAAATGCCGCTATGACAACCGATTCAAGGCTGGAAGGCTCTCCCGCTATGAATTGTTTGAAGACTGGTGTGCGGGCCTGCCGTCTATCCTGGACACTTGCTACTATTACAACCGGTCAGCGGTTGACGATATGGGAAACATACTTGAAGAAAGCGACACTGAAAAAGCAAAATACACAGAGCAACAGGCGGAAAAGCGGTTGACACAGCTTATTTACAGAGAGATTTACAGCGTGAAGGGGGTTTGATGAAATAATCCGGCCCGCAAGGGCCCGCCTTAATGCGACCGCGGCCGGTGGCAAGTCCGGATAAACGCAGAGTCAAGGCAAAGAAAAAAGAGGAGGTAAAAAACCATGATCGAGATTAAAAAAGCAGACTTTGACAGGCTCCGCAAGAGGCACCCAGATTATATTAGCCGCTGCATGATAACACATGAGCACGACAGCAAACAGTGTCGGCGCGGTGAATGGATGGCGTTTGAAGGAGTTTTAACAGGGGACTGGAGCAACGGAACTAGGCTAATTTTTCAACACATCCATTTTGAAATCATCTAATCGGGCCCGCGCGGCCCGCCTTAATGCAGCCATGGACCGTGACAAGCCGGTGTAAATGCAGAGTCAAGGCAAACACACAAGCCCAGGAGACGGGGAAAGCTCCACAGAAAAAAACCGGTTCCCGCGATCCGGACAAAAAATCACGGCGCAACCGCGTGCGAGAACGCGACAGAGCAACAGCAGACAAACGACAGGAGGAATGATCAAATTGTTTGGTTTCAAAAAGGCCCGCCCTCGCTATTGGAAGACGCCAACCGGCGAGGCATACAACCTGTATCTGGACGTTGCCAAGCAGCCCCATACATTGATTGCAGGGGCTACAGGATCCGGAAAAAGCGTTTTTCTGAATGGTATCATCTACTCAAGCCTGTTTTTCAGTCCGGAAAAGGTGCGCTTCATTCTGATTGATCCAAAGCGAACCGAGCTTAGAAAATACGCCAACCTGCCGCACACGATCTGTTATGCAGATACCGCTCCCGCAATTCTGGACGCGCTCCAGCAGGCCAAACAGATTGTAGATGACCGCTATTCTGATATGCAGCGGCGAGGCCTAACAGAATACGACGGCGGGCACGTATACATCATTATTGATGAATTAGCCGCCCTGATGACCACACAAAAGAAAGCAGTTCTTCCAATTCTGCAATATCTCGGTATCATTGCCCGCGCCGCGCGTGTTCATATGATCGCGTGCACGCAAACAGTCAAAGCGGACATTCTGCCCACCACGTTGACCTGTAACTTTGATTCCCGTATTGCCTTGCGGACCGCAACGGCACAACAGTCCAGAATGCTAATTGACGTTTCTGGTTGTGAACTGCTTCCGTCGCCGGTACGGGAGCACCGTGCACAATGCTATTACCGCAACGGTGCAGACCTTACATTGTACAACGTGCCGCGGTATTCTGACGAGCAAATTGCCGAAATGATCAACTATTGGACGTCACCCGCGTGCATGGTCGCTTGATTCTGGTTTCTGGTGTTCTGGTTCTGGTGTTCTGGTTCTGATATTAAATGGAGGTGCTAAAGATGAGAAACAACGACCTGACGCGCGAAGAGACCTATATTATTGATTCTGTTATCACAGCATGCATTTCTGTTATGGGCGAGGAAAAATGGAGAAGTCTCACCGCAAAACAGCAGCACGATGCCATTATGATTATTGTCGGCGACGCAAACAAGGCGCTTGACATCATCGCCGCGAAAGTCTGAACCACAACGGCCCGCCGGGAGCCGTCAATCCCGGCGCGAGGCGGAAAAACACCACAAAAAAGGGAGGGCAACAATATGACTACTGCTGAAATCATCGCGAAGCTGACCAATCTTCAGGAATTGAAGCGCATGGCCGAGGAACTTTCTGCTGAAATCGAAGCGGCCCAGGACGAAATCAAAGCCATCATGGGCACCGCTGAGGAACTTTCTGCCGGCGCTTTCAAGGTCACATGGAAACCGGTCACCACGTCCCGCATCGATACCACCGCACTCAAAAAAGAGCTGCCCGACATCGCAGCGAAGTACACCACGCAAAGCACCGCACGCCGGTTCACCGTCAAGTAAAGGGGGTAAATTCTGATGTTCTTTGAACTTTCTGCTTTCTTCCTGACGTGGCTTTCTGCCATGGCTGACGAATACCACAAGCACGAACGGACGCGAACCTTGCGCAAGGCCCTTCACCATTGGGAACGCACGTTCCGCAAAGCCCAGAACGCCATGAATTTTGAACTTGCCGACGATGCCAAAGCGGCATACTGGGACGCATGGCGCGAATACATCAAAGCCGAAGGGAGCGTAAACGCATGAGAACCATTTTAAGAATTGACCAGGACACATGGCAGACTTCTGACGGTGCATTTCTGATTCGCCGTCAATACCGCGGTCTGTTTCGCCGCTCCTATGACGGTTACAACGTTCTGCACCGAGCGCCAGACGGCACCTACCGCCAAAGCATTTACCGTTCCTGGTATCCGTCACTTTCATCCGCTTTCAGATCTTGCAAGGCATAACCGCTGCCGCCCGCGAAGGGCGGTTTTTTGTTGGCGTTTTATTGGTTCTGCTCTCCTTCTTTCAATGCTGTTCAAAACAGCAAACGCAAGCAAACACGTCTAATTTTCGTTCTGTTCGCGTTTTCTGTTTGGTGATACCTTGTTCGGCTCTTACCGCAAAACGCAAGCACGGCCCGTTTCTGTTCGTTTCTGCTATGGTTCTGCTGTTCAGCCCATCCGGCAGCGCCCACAACACAGCTGCCGGACGCGCAACGCGAAGCACCCGTTCCGATGGGAGCCGTTCTGCTTTGCCCGCCATTCTAAGCACAGCCCGCGCACCGAAGCACGCAAACCGAGCAGAAGGTTCTGCCGCCGACCGCGCACCATGCACATCCCGCGACACCGACCGCCACTCCACGCGGTGCCGTTCTGATACGACCGGCGTACCAAGCTAATGACGCGACACCCACTCTCACTCCCGCGGTACAGGGTTCTGATACTCTCGCCTACACCCATCAGGATCCGCCACAAGCTGCACACCACACCCGCCAACCACCATGCACGTTTTGTTTACCCGGTTCATTTCACATAAGAAAGCAACCTGACGCGTTATAATACATTTTTCTAATAATAAATGTACAAGTGTACAAATATATATCTATAACTCAGTAATAATATATCCGTAATTGTTCTGTTCGTTCTGATAATAAAACCGGACCCGCCACTATTGACAGGCCCGTTCTGCTTAACTCGTTCTGTTTAGTTATCGTCCGGATCAGGCAACGCCTGAACGACTTTGTCCACATCCGTGACTTCGCCTTTTTCGTATGGTGTACCCGGAGCGAGCACCACTTCTGTTTTGTCCGCCATCTGGTAAAAGTTCTTCGCTCTGAATATGTAAGTTACCTGTGGTATTTTGTTATTAGACACCAACTCAGCATCCAATGCGGCCAGTATTTCCTTGGCTCTTTTTATTAAGTTCGCACGCACCTTGCCTTTGCTCCCGTTCTCCCACTCCCAAACAACAGACCTAACTGTACCCAGAGCAAGGCACATTTTCTCGACGGTCGGTATTTCGCCGGTCTGGTTAATGTGTTGGAAGAATTCGTTAAGACGGTCAGCGCACTCTTCATCGGACTTAACCATTTCGCGTTTGTACCAGTAAAGGACGTTAGATATCATTTGTTGCATTTCGGGTTTGGTGGCGGTTAAGTTAGCTTCAAGTGATGCTGGTTTAGAGCCGCGTTTTTTCTTCACGACAGAGACAGCCTGTTCGGATGGGGACATATCAGGTACGGTTTTTTTAGCGCCGTGTTCTGATGGCATATCTGGCACTCCGGGCACGAACGACATTTGTTCTGATGGTTTTTTAATTGGCAATTCATACACTCCTTTCGGTCAGGGTTTATGTTTTCTGTTTCGCGGACGTATTCTGTGCGGGTTCGCACAAGACGGTTATATTATCACCCATGTTTCACCGCTTCAAAGTACCCGTCGGACACGGCGGTAACGTATGTATCGTCACGTTTCGGTTTCGTCTCGAACGGCACGGACTTCATGATATCGCACTGCATAACAATTTCTGTTGCCCATGAGCGCATACGGTCGGCGTCTTTCACATCGCCCTGGGACGCGGTGTTACTGATGGCGTCGGCAAGTTCGCGGATGCGTTTACCGGCGGTGATAAAAGCGGGTACGGGTTCGGACGTTGTGTTTGGTTTGGTATAGTCGAGCATCGGTCGGTCATCTCCTTTCTGTTTGGTCGGTCATTACCAGTTACCGGTCTTCTGGATACGGGTACGGTCGGCGCATTCGGCACAGGTTCATTCTGCTTGCGTAGTGTCCGTCATACATCATCCCTTCATCGCGGTTCGGTTCTGATGGGTTCGCGTCAATTGCCGGGTATCGCGTCATGTAACACCACTCACCGCGGAATTGCACTCCGTCACCTGTCCGCAAGCCCCCTTTCTATCGCCACAAGCCGCAGTGTTCTGTCTATGATCCGTTGCAACTCGCGTTCATTCATTCCGTTTGCGTCAGCCAGTTTCTTTCTGAATTCGGGTTGTGCAAGTCCGTCCCAGTCAGCCGAGTAGTATTCTCGAAGGATCGACGCGTCGCGTTCAGGCAGTTTCACGACTACGCGGTGACAGGCGTACCATGCTTCGTAGCTCGCGCCGGATATTTCAACCATTTCCGCGTCAGGCTTTTTGAAGTAGAACCGCAGCATGTGACCGCACGCGCCGCTGTAGTTGTGCCAGTCCTGGTAGTAATAGATCCGTCCGCGTTTCATTTCTGTCGGGATAGGTCCGCTCGGCCCGGATACATCAGCGCCGTTTCTGACGGTGCTTGCGGTCTCTTGCCGGTATTGTTTTTGTTCTTTGATACTCTCACTCCCTCTCCATCAGTTTCCGTCCGCACATCGGACAGAAGTGAATGTCCGCGTATCCCGCCGCCGTATTGGTCCGGTCAAATATCACAATTGCAGGGTCTTCTGCTGGGTTCTGACACACCACCATCGCTTTCAGTTCGGTGCCGTTCGCACATGGCTTGATGCGGATGTCGCGACCAAATACGGGTCCTTTCACGGATGAGCCGTCCCGCGGTTGGCGACAATAATTGCAGTACGGCGTCATGTCGCATCACCCTTCGCGTCGTTCGGTTTCGTATTTCGCATCAGCTCCGCGATGACATTGTCAATTTCGGTCTGTTCGTCGAGGTCGTTCAGTTTCTTCAGAATTTCGAGCATCATCCCGGTGTACATCGCAAGCTCTGCAACTGTACCCTTCACGGTAAACGCGCCCATCAGCGTCAGTGTCAACCCATATCACCGTCCATTCATTCAGCTTACGAAGTCTTGTACTTGTTTTCTGTCCTGTCCGTTTCATTTCAGGTCGTCCTCGTCCCGGTCAACATGGTCGTGTTTTGCCTTAACTCCGTCATTTCTGCTGTCCTTGACGGTATTGTCGTCGCCGTCCTCGTCCTGCGTCAGTTCAACGTCACCGTCAAGCCACGCGTCATAGAACGAATTCACCGCTTGCCATCCTTCATAGCCCAGTTTGCTTCTCGCGTAGAATAACAGCGCGAACTGTCCGACCAGAAAACCAAGGAGAAAATAGATCAGATAAAGCGTGTCGTTTCACCGTCCTTTCTTCGTTATGCCGTCATTTCATTCGTATCGGCCACATTATTTGCACGTTTTATTTCTGAACGTGCAAGACACCGTATAAGAAAAAGTCCTTATTTTTCAATGGGTTTATTGTCATTTGCACGTTTTGCACGTTCCATTTTCAGAACACAAGACCTACGCGCGCGAGTGCGCGTCACTCAGGAAAATAATTTACCATATTATACATCATTATAAATACCACTTAATACATTGTCATATATGGTCGGTTTTATTACCGTGCGCCATTCTATTATTTTATATAGTGGTATGTATCTCGGATCCGACGTGCAAAACGTGCAAATTTTTGAAGGCCCTTATTTTTCAACGGTTTTTCGGCCTATGTTTTGCACGGTACCCCGTTAAAACGTGCTACTGAACCGTACATATTTCACCGAAAACCGTTCTAATTTGCACGTTCGCGGCGGTTCCCGGCATTTTTGAGTTCGCTCAGAACGGCAATTCTTGGTCATAGTTTACCTCCACACTTCCGTCTTCAAGCAGCTTGCCTTCACCAATTTTTACATCTTCTTCCGTTGCGTCCATTTCGTCAAATGTGACCTTGAGCGCAATATAAAGCATTTGTCGTTTCTTTCCAACCTCGTCAAGCCCGGTTCGCCTCACCGTCAGGCGCTTGTTCTTTCCGTCATAGTCATCGCCTTTGATCTTTCCTTTCTGTTTGGCCCAAGTTACAAATGTTCTGAACGAGTATCCGTTTTGCATCATCAGCCTTTCAAGAACCGCTTTGTTGAAGTAAACGTATTCACCTTCCTTGAAGCCCCATACTTCCTGATTGGTTTCATCCTTTGTGAAATGTTGCTGGTTTGCTTCAATCACAGCGAGCAACCAGTCATAGCACCGCGCATTGCTGTTTACTTGACGGTTGGTCGTCAAATACTGCGCCACTTCCTCAACGGTCAGCGCCTTCCCGTCCTGGAACAGCACTTCCGTTGCGAAGTGGTCAGCTGCAAGCAGTATCGACGCGCTCAAGACCTGTTTCGCGTGAATGTCCTGTTTGGATAGCGCCGAGTAAAAGCCTTGCTGAACCGCCTTCAGTTCTTCGCGTTTCTGATCGTCGCTCCATATTTCCCGAAACGCCTCAATGAACTTCTTTCCCGCAAAGCCGTAGTTTTCCTTCAGCCGGTTCGAAACCCGTATCGGATCCTCGAACAGCGGTATCGTTTCGTAGTTGATCTCGATGACACGCGCGGCAGCACCGCCCCCGCTGTTGCTCTGCACAATCGGCATTTCTCCGGTCGTCAGAATGCAGTTCGACCATGTTTTGGATAGCTGTAAGCCGCCGTCCTTCGCGCCCCTGGCCTTTGAAGAACCCTCACACAGCATGTATATCATGTCGTCGAACGTCTTGCGGTCGCTGATGATCTGCAGCTCGTCAAGGTACATCGGCATATTGCATAAAAATGCAGCCGTCAGCTCCATCGCCACCTTCGTCCCGCCGAACGTCTTCACGTACGCGCCACCGACGGTCGGTTCGCCCCAGACTGACGACGACAATATCAGCGCGACGCTCTTTCCCATTCCGCTTGTGCCGTAAAAGTGCAGTATGAACGGAAGCCCATTGAACTTGCTCACAAGCGGTGCCGCGAACGCCCCTGCCAACGCAATCCGCGCCGGTACGCTTCGGCCCGCGCGGGTCTCCTTCGCAATCTTCAACCACTCGTCATAGCTTCCATTCTCCGCGAAGGCGTTGTACATGTTCTGATTCCCGGCTGAGTCGCTTTCATACTCAATCCCTTCCGCGTAAGGCGCGTACTGTCCGTCCGCGAGCCATCCAAGGTGCGTCGTGCTTTTCTGAAGCGGCAGTTCATCGTAATTCAGACTCACCAGGTCGGATATGTACTTCACAACCTCCTTCGCGTTCTCGCTGTTCACGGCAAGCCCCTTCCGCGAAAGACCGATAATTTTCTGTGCGCTCGATACCGTGTCGTTGCTCACCGTCAGCGTGCGCCAGTTCGGTTCACCGCGTCCGCGGTCGAAGGAAAGCTGCACCAACTCGTCCCCGCTGTCGATGTTGATGATCCTTTTTGTCACGAGCAGCGGATGACTGATTACCTCGATGTCCTCGCCCATTCTGCCGTTGTAGCACACCGTTTCGTCGCAACTGTACCGTCCGCATTGAAGCTGTGTCGGCTGTCCTGGAAAGTTCGTCTGGTTCGCGCCCATGATGCTCTGGTTCTTCGGACTCATCGTCTCCACATAGGCGTTCCACGTCTTCATGAAGTTCGGGATCCGCAGTTCCTTTGCCCGCCGCTGTACAATCGAAAGGCACCGCTCGAAGATGTACTTGTTCTCCTGCCGTTTCGCGTAGAGCATTTCGTACACGTTCCCGCGTTCCCGGTAAAAGTCGTCCTCGCTCAGGTCCGGCATGATTCTTACCGCATCTTGCCCCACCTCGCTCCTCCTTTCCGTAGCCATATACATGCGCTATTTCATTTCATCGTGCTTTGTAGTCTTCAAACCGTTTGCAGACTGCCTGTTTCTTTGTTCCGCACAACCTTCGCAGTCATGAAGGCAATCTCACCGCATGACCAGCATTTACCCATTGGCGGCATCGCTTACCGCCCTTTGATCACATCCGTCACATGCCCATTTCTGACAATTGTCGCAGTCGTTGCTTCGGCAGACAAGTTTCTTCGCTTCGTCAACGGCACACATGTAGTCGTGGAACTTTTCACAGGCCCTTGTGCCGCCACAAGCGTTTCGGTAGCACCCGTAAAAATACAGGCTGATTTCATCCAGCAGTTCGCAGACTTTGTCGGTATCCATCAGTTTTCCTCCTTTCGTGCCGTTCCGTACCTGCACCTATTCACACGGAATATGCTTCCTTCAAACACAAATTCATGATAGATACATTCCGGGCAGTTATACCCGTTCATCCGGCAAAACCTTCTTTTTCTCCAGTTTTTTAGAAATCTCTTTAATCGTTTCCTCATCAAACTTCGGAACCTTTATTTTGAGATGGCCTGGATTCAGCCATTTCTCGCAGTCTTTGCACAGTACAAGTTCCGCTATGCTATGCCTCCCCGGAAGAAGTTTCAGGCAGTTGTGGCAGATGGTCATTCACACCACTCCCTGAACGTCTTGTGGAAGTCCTGACCAAGCACTTTCTTGGCGATGCACATTGCAAGCCCCTTCTCCCGGTCGAACGGCTCATCGTGGCACTTGACCACGGTCTTGGTCTTGTCCTTCCAGATGACGATGGTCGCCGGGTCATGGAAGATCACCCTGTCGATCCGGTAAGTTAAAATGACGTTCACGTAGCTTTCCGTAATAGCGTTGCTAACCGGGCTTTTACCGTTCGTTGTCGGGTAAGCCAGAAGTGATTGATAAGGCTTTGTAAACGGCGTGTAGAAATCCGTATAATCCGATACGGTCGAGCTTGTCACGGTGTTTGTGTTGTTACCTACGGTGTTCATCAGTTGCCTCCTTTCATTCCACATACGGCAGGCTGCTCTTGATATCGGCCGGCACGTTCCCTTCCCATACGAAACTGTTTTTCAGTATGTATTCGTTATAGGAAGCGGCGGTTTTGTTTGCTCTCATCTTGGCCTGCTCGGCCCAGCCTTGTTTTTCCTTGCTTTCGCTGTCCTTGTACTGATCGTAGGTCAGTTTGTCGCTTGTGTAACTCGCCATCATAGATCGGCAGCTGTCTTCGACATGTTTCCGGGTTTCATACGCAGTAGCGTCATCAACTTTCTTCATGTTAGTTCTGTACTCGTTGAAAACGGCCCGTCCTCCCGGAGTGAAGCCGAAGAAAACGATAACAGCGACCAGCAGAATTGACAGCAGGGTGACAATCACGATTTCTTTGTTATCCATCAATGTTCACCTCATATCTAACGGTAGGCTTTTCCACTTCAAACGGGATGTCGCTATACAGGTATTCGCCTGTCCACTCAATATAGTTTCCGTTCGGCGTAAAGAAGAAAATGCCGTTATCGTTTTCCCCGTAGCTTCCGTCCACGTCCGCAAGCCATCTGTTATACTTGCTGTTGGTTCCCCCATATACCAATTCATAATATTCGCTGTCCGGACTGAGATAGCTGTTCAGACTGCTCACCTTGCCATCCACAATGAAACTGTTTACAACGGTATTTCCAGCGAACAGGACGATATAGCCAAGCGGCTTTTCCACCGGACAGATCACCGTGTTTGCCTTTTCCCGCTGTCCGTTTACCCAATAAGCGCGGCGGATCAGGTTATAACGCTCCAGGGAATACTCAATATCGGTCGGCGTAGGCTGACGG